GGCAATAGTTAGTCGGATAGCCACATCCTTGATTTGTTTTTCATAGCTCACTTTGTGATTTTCCTTATCTCTGTGATTAGTGCCTGTGTTGTCTGTGCCTTGTTAGCCCAAAATGCTCCAGACCCGATGTTTAGGGATTGGCTAAACCATAAGTTTTGGTGTGTCTGTAGTAACTCGATTACCTCTGTTATGGTCTTAGTTTTGGTCAGGTTTTCTCTTGCCTCTAGTAAGTTCTCCAAATAGTTTCTAGTCATAACTAGAGCATCTTTTTGGCTCTCTCTGCATTTACATGTGGTCATAATTAGTGTCTCCGTTAGTTCTCTCATTGCTCGCAGTTTTGGATTGCAGCTTGCTCACTGGCGTGTAGGTCCCAACAACTAGGTTGCTCGAGAGCCCAGAATACGAGTCCAGCGATCATTACTGCCAGGATGCCGATTGCTGTTAGGACTACATAAACGGTTTGTTTCCAACTCAACTCAATCATTTTGGACCTCACTGTCTTTTAGCATGTTGATTACTTTGCCTACTTGCTCAGATATCGGCTCGTTCATTAGTAGCTCTATGATGTGCTCCCTCTCAGCTACTCGACCTAATCTAAATGCGTGATTTACAAGAATTGCTGTTTTTTCTGCGACTTGCTCTTGGTGCTTTTTGCTCATTTCATGGCTCATGGTTTCATCTCTCTTAGTTCCTCTTTTAGAAAACTTTGTATTTCTTTGATCGCTTTTTTGTCGCTAACCTCAGTGTCAAATCTGAGTTCATCTACAAGCTCTAGGACCTCGTCCAGTGCCTCATAAAATCCCTCCAGGTAAATCATCTTTTGGTCTATGTCCATGTTCACAAATGTAGACATCCAGTTTGCTCGTTGTTGTCTGTTCATTTACTCCACCTCTTACTAGGGTTTTTGCAGTCGTCAGCGTAGTGAAACCAGAGCCACTCTTGGACATTTGGGTAATCGCTAAATTTTTCCCACTTGCAGATTTTGCAGGTGACTAGGTAAGTCCAATACTTGTCTGCAGCTAACATTGGTTTCCATTTAAACTGTCCAGGTATTTGCGGTTTAGGTTGTGGTGCTCCAACTTTTGTTGCTCCTACCGCTTTAGGGACAGCGTCATAGGCTTTGCAGTTGTCACAAGTGCATTTGCTGGTAATCATGCTTTACTCCAGATCCTTGCATCTCTGCCAGATGCGGTTTTAGTTACTCCGACTACCTGGACTAATCCGAGTTTGTGTAATTCGTTTCGCCTGGTGCGGATGTTTTGGTCTGATGTTGTTGGAGCTTGTCCGATGTATGACATGTTTCGGTATGCATCGCATAACTCTGGGTCTGTCATTGGTGATAGTTCTAACAGTTTTAGGATCACTGTTTTGACTGTGATTGTTTTGTTGCTGGCATTTGAGGCAGCTTGTAATTGACTCATCGTTTTTCTCTGTATCCGATTAGAGCTGCATAGAGCCAGACTGCGACTAGGACTGCTAGTAATGGCACTCCGTATTGTGGTCTCTCTGCGATTAGATCTACTAGCTGAACAAATCCCAGTAGTGACATTACTGTGACTAGAAATGTTAGTGCTTTTTGCATGATTTCCTCTCAATCATTTTTTACAGTTGGTCTGTATGTTTAGAGACTAACATCCAGCGCCGACATTGAGCAAGAGTGTGTCGCAGGTGTTTACCTAATTGTTACTTTCATCGTAATCAGCCTCAGGAGGCTCGTAGAGGGCACTAAACCCTAATGCGACCTGATTATCGCTTGCCACCTGAAAAACGCCCTGTGGTGCCTCTGGAGGCTTTTCTGAGTGTTTGTGGGTCCTACGCCAGTTTTTTACCAAAATGACGGCATCTCGGTCGTCTGTCTCAAACTCTGCTCCACAACTGCAGACCTCTCGGATCATGGTTTCTTTGTGACTTCTATCTCCACGCCCATGTCCCCTGGACTTACGGCATAAACCTTGTCGGCAATGATAGAAACTATTTGACCGTCATTGGAGAGCACACCTGAGCTCTGTAGTGAGTCCCCTATTGACCTAATTAGTTTGTCTAAATCGGGCATTGTGTTTGGGTATTGCCTGCTCACACTCTTAGGTCTAGGCATATGGAAAACCAGCTTGAGGTCAATCGGTCCGAGTAGTGGCACATCGTATTCCATAGCTGCAACTCGACATGCCATTGCGACAGTCTCTCTCCAGCCAGGTAATTTTTTAGAACTCTCAAACATGATTGCTCTACCATTACGAACTACTGCGGTCTTACTGCCCTGCGGAGCTGGTTCACCATAAACCCTGATTTTCATTTTAGAACGGTGCTACCTGAGTGAATTCGGTTTCTGCCTTAGGTGCCTGTGGTGCAGCTTTAGTGTCCACCTTGTAAGTCACATTGTTGAGTGAGTGTTCGACTACCTGGTATGTCTGACCGTCTTTCTCAAATGTGCCTGCCTTTGTGCCTAAGTCTCCAACAAATGACACGACATCATCTTTGCCGATTTCACTTGGAGCATCTAGCCACATAGTCCATTGACGCTTTTTTGTAATTTGTTCTCCCTTGACAGTTATCTGAAAAGTCTCCCAACCTTTGACAACTCTGCCTTTGTAGTCTCCGTTCTCAGCTACGCCTGAAACAGTGATCTGGACCTGAACTCTTGCCATGTTATCCACAGCCTCTCTCTTAATAATTTCTTTTGTTTTTATATTGTTTTTTATATTGTTTATTAAGTGACATTAGTGTCACCTATTGCTACCTTAGATGTCACCTATTACTACCCTAGATGTCACCTATTGCTACCCTGCATGTCATGTGTGTCGGAGTTATCCACAACCCTGAATTTTGGCACATAATCATCAAATCTTCTATGCCAAATGTCTCCAGCACAGTCCTCTGGACAAGGGATATTTATCCAGTAGCGATTTGTTTTTGGACCACCGTAACTTCTACCGTTATGACGATCCACATCCAGCTCGCCAGACTCCTCTAACACTGCTAGTGCTCGAATAACCTGACGCTCTGAAACTCCAGCATAATTTGCTAGACGGCTAATAGACGGATAAGCTCCTCCGCCAGTTTCCTCCTCATGCCAGGCAATGCCAATTAAAACTAACTTGGCGGTCCCTGCATGGTGTGAGTGATGCAAAACACTTGCGACACTAGCTGCACTCATTTGACTCTCTCTCTCAATGTTGTAATGCTAATCGTATGGCACAGTTGGTCGTGCCTTGAGCGGTCTTTAGATCGCAGTCCCCTGGCGGTTCCTCTCACTGTCGGGGGACATTTCATTTCTTTAGACCCTTAGCCAGTTCCTCGATTTGTTGCAGAGTTTCTGGAGTTACTCCTCTAGTAGCCTTAGCACGCTTGTAAACGCCTCGTAGAGCCTCGATGTCTCCCTTTTCGAACTCTAGGTGTGCCGTTGCTAAAAAGTTCTCTGTCTCGGTTACAGCGGGTTTTTGAGGTATCTCATTTCTTGAGGCAATTCTCTTTGTGTCAGATGCTAAAACAGCCACGATTGCTCGTCCCCATGCGGATGTCTCTGCATTGCTGGTCTCGGAGTCTCTTGTGAAATTGCTCTTACCTGGCACTGGCTCCCACGCTGTCCCATGACCTGGTCTAATGTCGTCTGGAGTGCGGTATGCAGCTGCAGTGTAGACAACCCATGATTTACCCGCAAAGTCAATGAACTGCAAAGATACTTGCTGTAGTGATCCAGTAGGGAAAAGTTCTTTAAAGCGCCTTATTCTCTCGCTTACATCCACATAATCATCCATAAAACCCATTTTGTTATCCTCTCTTAAAAACAATAAATGGCAGACCCGAGCCTCGAGCCTGTAATGATAAGACTTTATCGCCTTGATAGAGCCCTACTTTTACACCGTCCATAAGGTGCAAAACTTTAGACTTTAGCAGTGTAAACGCCTGCTCTGTCTCCTCCGCTATTTCTTTTGCTCTCATCAACTGAGGGTAAAGTTCTCCTAGTTCGATGTCACCGTCATGGATGTGCTCACTTAGAGTGCGGACAGTTTCATAGGTCGAGTTGCTACCGTCCCAGTCTGGAGCCTCTTGCATAGAGATGCACATCAAAAAATCATAGGCTTTATCGACAAGCTCAAGAGCATAATCTTGGTCATACTCAATTTCATGCTCGACCATTTCTCCATTAGCCACAGCTACAAGGATGCCTTTTTCTAAACCTAAAACATGCATATACCACATCACCTGGTCTTTATAGTGAGGAGGTAACTCGTTCATAGGATTTCTAGAGAACTTGATTTCTAAAATACCTAGTGAGCCGTCAGCCCACTCAATGATCGCATCTGGGTTTGCTTTAAAGCGAGGCTCTGAGGCACTAGCCCAAGTCCCTGTGTTGTGAGCAGTTAGCCAGTCCGAGTTTTCTGAGACCCATAGGTCTTGTATAGGTTGCTCAAATACTGTGCCCAGTTTCATAGCCATAGAGGGAGCAGAGTCTCGAGGCAGTTCGCCTAAGTATTCATAGTATGCAGTGTATGCAGACCGCCAGGGATTGTGTCCCATAAGTGTGCCTACAAGAGATCCTGCTACACCTTTACGAGCTTCATGCCACTCATCTGAGTCGTGCTCAAAATAGCCTAGTAATTTAGCCCTGCCGAGTTTTTCTATTTGTTGGTCAATAGTCATGTCTCAACTATAGCGATACCCTACGACTTTTTCTTTTTTGCCTCACTGGACACAGACTCGATTGCCTTGTTGATTGCACTGTCAAAGTCCTCGTCTGGGACAGATGCCTTGCCTGCATAGGTAAACAGCAATGTAGCCAAAAGACCTAACACTGCTCCTACGGCTCCAAATGCAGCTGACTCAACTGCAGAGATGCCAAACACATTGCCTGCTCCCATAAATGCGATGCCTGTTGCTACAGCAAATGCTACGATGCGGAGAGTTCTAGTGATCCAATACTTCATTATTTTTTTCCTATCTGTGGGAGCCATTGTAAAGGGTCCTCTACTGGAGATGTTGCCAGGTGCTCTGCCTTGCCACACATTAGGTGTAAGTGCGGTCCAGAGCTCTTGCCTGTGTTGCCTGATTTGCCGATTATGTCGCCTTGTTTTACTTTGTCTCCAACTTTGACCTCAGCCTTGTCCAAATGACAATAAGCGAAAATGCGAACTTTCTCAGCGGTTGCATAGGTTCTCAATTCGACAACCCAACCTAAAATCTTAGACTCATAAACGCCTACGATAGTTCCCTTGCCTACAGCCTTTAGTGGTGTTCCACGCTTTACGGCATAATCGACTCCTCTGTGTGGACCTAATCCAAGAGATTTGCGGAGCTCAGAGTGTGTGCCAAAAGTGTCCACAATAGTTGCTGGACTTAGAGGATGCATAAGGGTAGTCATTAGTCAGCTCTAACGATTTCTGGAGCAACCTCAACTAATCCTCTGGCTAGTGTCATAACTTTGCCTGTAGATGTTTGAGTCAATTCACATGCCCAGACATAAGAGTTTTTTGTTAGCAGAGCAGTTTGAGCTGCAGTCAAAGAAAAAGACACAGAGTTGTCTGTGGTGTTTACAGTTGGGACGATGTCAAGGTGTGCAGAGCTTTGAGGTGTCTCTCTGATTTGTAATTTAGCAGTCCAGCCAGTTAGTGAAAATGGAGCACCCACATT